AGATTTCTACAACTACACCACAGAACTCAACAATAAGTACATCTGGAAAGGTAGAGAGCAAGAGCTGGAATCAATCAACCTCATCAACTCTGTGAGGTTTACCAACTACGTCAAGAATGAACAGACCATCGAGAATGACTATCTCATCGGCACAGCTGATATCGTCATCGAGCAGCGAGTCATTGATGTCAAAACATCGTGGTCCCTGGATACATTCCCAGCACTTGTGGAAGATGCAGTCAACCCACTCTATGAATGGCAGCTGCGTGCTTATATGATGCTCTATGACAAGCCATGTGCCGAGCTGATATACTGCATGGTGACTACCTGGGATGAATTCCTCAACGAATACGAGAACCTCCAGCTCCATAGAGTTGACCATATCAATCCGGAGAAGCGAATCACAGCTCTCTGGTACGACAGAGATGAGGACATCGAGGCTAAGATGGTTGCTCGCCTTAAAGAAGCATCCGATCTATATCATGAATATTACGAACAATTAAATAACAAGTAAAAATGGAAGAGCTAAAAGCAAAAGGCACCATTCACCACCTTGGTGAAGCCAAACAAGTGAGTGACAAGATGAACATCAGAGAGTTCGTTCTATCAATCGGTGACAAGTATCCGCAGCTGGTACAATTCCAAGCAGTTAATGAGCGAGTGAAGTTCCTGGATGGAGCCAAAGTCGGTCAAGAATGTGAGGTAAAGTTCGACCTTCGAGGTCGTGAGTACAACGGCAAGTATTATGTCAGCCTCAATGCATGGGATATCCGCATCGCAGCACCATCAAAACCAATCACAGATGAAATCGATGACGATTTACCTTTCTGATGGCGAGAACATTCGGGACTTCATCCATAAAGAGTTGAGGTCCCGACTCTCCAAGAGATATCGGATGACTCACTTGGCTGAAGATATGAATCTCAACTACTACACATTGACCAGATTCATGAAAGGCAATGGGGTGGGCGATGAGTTCTACATTCAAGCATTCAACTTCCTAATGAAATGAAGTATTTCATCGCATACATAGGCACCAAAAATGACAACCTCGATAGCTTGGTTGCAAGGGTGCACGACTTATTCAACATGATGCCAGGTGTCAACACTTGCATCGTGCTCACCTTCTCGGATGAAGTACACATCTCGGAAGTGACTCCAGAGGAATTCTACGAACAATATTCAAGCCTTAACTAATGGAACAGCAAATACAAGACCCAATCGTTCTCAAGGTACTGGCGAAGTATTATGAGCGCAGCCAGCTCGGGATTCAGAAATATGGGCGCACTTTAGATCGTGATGACCTCAACCTCACCGATTGGCTGAACCATCTTCAGGAAGAGTTGATGGATGCCACGCTGTATATTGAGAAGCTGAAGGCAGATGTCAAGTTTATTGAGCAAAAAACTGGACAAGGATAAGGGGTAAAAATTGCCACATATCTTAAAACGAAATGTAAAACAAATGCCGTAGACGTACGGAACGTAGCCTGCCGAGTAAGTGTCGGTTCTCATCGTAGGGAGATAGAGTTATTGCCTTCTTGAGCGAAAAAGGCTTTTTTAACTAAACAACAAAACAATGAAAATAGAAATAACCCACTACGGACACAAAGCCAGCTATGAGTTCGAACACGAGGATGTGGAGCTTGAGGACTTGATTTATCACATTGAGCAGTTGATTCGGTTGACTGGCTATTCAATCAATGGAACATTAGAAATAGTAAACGAAGAACAATGAAACTAAACCAAAACGATCAACGTGAGGAGATGGCTGCAATCGGCACCATGATACTCTTGACAGCAATAGCTATTATTTTAGTAATTAAAACTATCTTTGACCTATGGAACTGATACAATACCTCGCACTCGGGTGGCTCATCGCTAACTTCGAGCCTCTGCACTGGGTCATCGACTTCACATTCATGAGAGTCATCCCAAGCTCCAAGCTCGGTGATTACATTCACGCTGGATTCGGATGCTGGAAGTGTACCTCATTTTGGACTGCTCTGATACTTTCAGGCAATATATATACGGCAGCAATCACAGCGATGGGTGCCTACATCATCAGCGAATGGATAGAGAGCAAATAGAATACGTCAAAGCAGTGCAACTAATGGATGAGAAAGAACGTCTCACCAAGAAAGTGCTGAACAGACTCAAGGCTATCAAGGTCAGCGTGACCGGACAGCCCGACCGTGAGTGCTTCTGCTCGCAAATCAGACGCAAAATCTGGTACAAAGATTTCACCAACTGGTATGAAAGCAACGCTTGACCGCTACATATCGTCACACTATGAGGAGTTGTATCGCTACACCAGGTATTTCTGCTCCAAGTACAATCCGAAACTCACTATCGACACGGTCATCTCCAACGCATACCTTCACTGCCTCGAAATCAATGACAACACCGAGGATGTCGGCAAGGTCAAGAGCTATATCCTCAACTCAATCAAGCGGCAAGTCATCTGGAAAAACGTCAACAGCTTCAAGGACGAGCGAATCCTGGCATCAGAAATCGCAGTTCCTGACACTTTCGATGATGGTGAGGACCTCAACTACAAAATCGCAATCGAGCAACAATACCAGGGATGGAAGTCATCGGTGGACATCTATCGAGATGGGCTGACAGACAACGTAAAGATTGCAGTCGCCAATGCATACTTCGACAAGGGACTCACAACGGCACGATCTATGGCGCAATATTTCAAAATCCCAAACACCTCAGCACACTACCTAATCGCTGACATAAAAAACACGCTTAAATCCATACACTATGAAAATAAAAGATGAATACAAGGGCAAGACTATCGTCAAGAACACCACGCTCGGAAACATGACAGTGGTTGTTGACAATATAGATGTGAACAGATACCGATACTATGTCAGCATCGGATTCGGCTATTTGTTCGAAAAGGAGACCACAACTGCACCAGAGCAGTGCATTCGATACGAGGGCATTGAGGCAGATGAGCAGACGGAAGCTCCGAGAGCAGAACCAACACCAAAACGAAAAAGAAAAACCAATGCCAAAGCCAACACCAAACGAAACCAAGGATGAGTTTCTAAATCGCTGCATGGGCGATGAGGAAGCACTCCAGGACTTTCCAGAGAATGACCAGCGATATGCTGTGTGCAACTCTATGTGGGAAGAGTCAAAGATGAGCGCATTCTCGAAGTTCAGAGCAGCATTCGCAGAGAAAACCTACTCCGACTATCCTGACTCGGTGCGAAACAACGCACGCAGAGGAATCGAGCTCAACAAAGAACTCGGTAACAAGTGCGCCACACAAGTCGGCAAGGTCAGAGGACAGCAGCTCGCAAACAAGGAGCCCATTTCAGTGGATACGATCAAGAGAATGTACTCATATCTCTCCAGGGCAGAACCTACATTCGAGGATTCAGCACCAGAGGACTGCGGATACGTTTCATTCCTTCTGTGGGGCGGCAAGACTGGACTCGATTGGGCAGAAAGTAAACTAAAAGGATTAGGATTGATATAATGGGAAGAGTAAAACACATAGAAACACCTGAAGATATGTGGCAACTCTTTGTTGAGTTCCGCAAATGGTGCAAAGACAATCCGAGATACCAGTATCAGCTTTCAAATAAGACTGGAGAGCCTGTGCCGGTACCGCTCGAGAGACCACTTACAATGGTTGGATTCCGTTCATGGGCAGCAGAGAAGCATAAGAGCGTGGAAGATTATTTCGCAAACAGCGAGGGGAGATATTCAGCTTACGCCACAATCTGTCGCACGATAGAGGCAACCATCAAGCAAGACCAAATCGAGGGAGGCATGGCTGGGCAGTACAACCCGTCCATCACTCAGCGACTGAATGGTCTGACTGAAAAGACTGACATCACATCTGGAGGGCAGAGCATCTCCGAGGTGAAGGTGAATATTATTAGACCTACTGAATAGATATTTTTATATCTTTGTAGGAATTGGCTATATGAGAGAAATACTCGTATAGCATCCCTATTGCCTAAACTTTGACCTATGGCTGAAATCACAATCGACAGCACTGTCATCTTCGAAAAGAACTACACCGCACTGGCTGACCCTGGTGTGCGCTTCATCATCAATGAGGGTGGAAGCCGCTCGAGCAAGACCTACTCGCTCTGCCAAATGATCGTGGTGTACTGCCTCCAACATCCTGGCAAGGTGGTCAGCATCGTGCGCAAAACATTCCCAGCTTTGAGGGCAACGGTGATGCGTGACTTCTTTGAAATCATGAAGGCGATGGAGATATATGACGTGCAGAGCCACAACAAGTCTGAGCACATCTACACCTTCGGCAATGGCTCCATCGTGGAGTTCTTCAGCGTGGATGACGAGCAGAAGATTCGAGGGCGCAAGAGGGACCTTGGGTGGTGCAATGAAGCCAATGAGCTATGGTTCGAAGATTTTCAGCAGCTCAACATGAGGACCGAGCAGAAGCTAATCTTCGACTACAACCCGAGTGAGTCATCCTCTTGGCTGTACGAGCTGCCGATGA